CCGCACATGGCGGTGGGGCTACCAGAACACTTACAGATATTCCAAGCGGAGTAAAGAATGTAACTGTTATGATTGAGCAGTTAAGTTCAAACGGCACAGATGATTATATTCTACAAATTGGCCCGAGTGGTGGAGTAGTAACTTCAGGGTATGATTGTGATGCAGGAGCGTTAGGTAATAACTACACAAATAGTACCGCAGGTTTTCTGTTAATGCAGACAACAGTAGCCGCGAGTCTATATAACGGAACATACCACTTATATCTTTTCAATTCCTCAACTAATCAATGGTGTTTTTCAGGTGGTTGCACAACAAATAATGATGGTCATGTTTCGCATGGTCATGTTTCTCTGAGTGGTGCATTAAATAAAATATCAATTACTACTACGGGTGGAAGTAATGTTTTCGATTCTGGCGCAGTTAATATAAATTTTCAATGAGGAAAGTAACATGGCACATGATGTAGTAGAAACTAGCGTAATTACAGGTGAGACAATAACCAGAGATTACACTCAAGCAGAGAAAGATGCTATCGCTGATGCTCAAGCAGAGGCAAAGAAGAATTTCGATGCTCTCGACTATAAAGATAAACGGCTTGCACATTATCCCACTATTCAGGAAGCGGTTCACGCTTTGTTAGATGGCGGAGATACTCTTACAGATTTACAAGCTAAAAGAACTGCTGTTAAGGAGGCTTACCCTAAATGACTAAGGTAACTAACACAGGTATTTTCATTCCAGAGGGAAGTGCTGCTGCTACTGATGAAGCAGGTTCTTCTCAAATCTGGACTAAAACTGTAGCAGGCGGTAGTGTCTTGATGCACACCAATGATGCAGGTGTAGACCACAACATTAATGGTATTACTCGAAGTGCAGATTTTGCGACAACAAGTGGTACAACTATAGCTGTCTCTGGAATCCCACTTGGCGTGGAAAGCATTGATATTTGTATAGAGGGAATGTCAACCGCAGGAAGTGGAGAAATTCTTATACAACTTGGAACGGCTTCAGGTCTTGAAACGTCAGGTTACCATTCACGTTCTGTTGATGACAATGGTAATGATGATGGGCGAACCACTCATATGATAATCACTTACAGCGTAGCCGCAGGTAATGTACTAGGTGGAATGATAAGTATGAGATTGAAAGACATCACTAACAATACTTGGGTGTGGTCTGGCAGTACCGCAAGAACAGGTACAGTTGGCATGAATTTTATGGCAGGGGTAAAAAGTCTTGGCGCACCAATATCCAGATTCGACATGACAAATACCGCAGGTGATGCTTGGGATGCAGGCGATATTGTTTTACTTTATTCATAGGAAATTAAAATGGCAAAAGACTATATAGAATACGACCTTATAACAGGTACAAGAACAACAAGGGAACATACTCAGGCAGAGATAGATGCAAGAATTGCTAGTGCAGGTACAGATGAAGAAAAGTGGCGAAGAATAAGACAAGACCGAACTCAACTGTTAAAAGATACAGATTACGCGGCACTACCAGATAGTCCAGAAATGACTTCAGAAATGGCAACTTATAGACAAGCATTAAGAGACTTACCTGCATCTAAATCGAATCCAGATGAAATAGTGTGGCCGAGTAAGCCTTAATGACAAATATCCCTTTATGGTTAAATTTAATAATACTTTTCTTTCCCCTCTTATTATCAACAACAATAGGGTTATGGATTAATATATTATTAAGGAAGATTAACCGGCAAGAAGGTGGAAAAGCATGGACGATAAAAAAGAATTTTATAATGGCTTGTGTCATATCGAGTCCATTAGCTGCACTTACGCAAATATTATTACAAGGACAGATTGAAAGTTATATTTATATAGAAAATCCCATGTCGATGATTATTTTCGATGCGGTTATGTCGCCTTTCCTAGTGCTTATGCTGAACAATATTTTACTATGGTATTTTAACAAAAAAGGTTGGGATAATGCTTATCGTTTCGTAAGAGTAAAACATGCTGAACCGCCAGAATATTATGCGGATGATGTGAGTGATTTTACTATTAAGAATTACACATCAACCAACCTAAACGGCAACGATAAATCGGCTGAATGATCATGTACAAACATCCTGAAGCAGTAGTCAAAGCGATAGATTTTACTCTCTATTCCTGTTCAGGACTCACCTGTTTCTTAGCTTATGTTGACCACTATGCAACACCAATAGCTTTAGGGATCGCATTTTTATCGTTGATAGTTAGTCTAGTGTATAAACACTTAAACTATACAAATGAGAAAAGAAAATTAGACCATATGTTCGGTCAAGAGGATTGAGTTATATAATTACCAGACAATGTAATATCTGAGTCTTTAATCCATTTACCATATCTTTCTGCTATCATAGTCGTATCTTTATGACCCATTTGTTTAGCTAACCATTCTCTAGGAGCATGGACTAAAAGCATGTTACTAGCAAAGCTGTGTCTAGCTTGATATATATTTCTGTAAGGTACTTTGGCTAAACGGCAAATTCTTTTAAACTCTTGGTTAGTAACCTGTTCGGGGAAAACATATTCATTAAAGCTAGAGACTAACTTCTGATTGTTTAAAGCTGTTTTTGCTCTAGTAGGATTACCATTAATAACAATAGCAACACTTCTTCTACTTGATTCTGTTTTAGGATCATCCTCTTTCCCATTAATCAATCTCCTACTAACCCTTATCTCATCTTCGCCTATATCTTCCCATTTTAATCCATGTAATTCAGAAGGTCTTATACCTGTAAAAAAAGAAACTTCCAAAGCATTTTTCATTTTTCCGGCTTTACTTAATATTTTTTCAATCTCTTTCAAACTAAACGGATCGACCACATAGGTCGATTTTTTTATGTCCAGAAACATTGAAATATTAGCATTGTTTAATGGGTATGTTATCTGCATATTAGTTTCGACAGATAACATATCATAGATACCTTTTAGCGGAATCAATCTGTTACTTATTGTTTTCTTGGTAACATTTAATGTTTTCAAATAATCCAAAATAGGTTTTGGATATTCCACTAAACTACCGACAGTATGTTTACCAAGTGCTTTACAAAGGATAGAAGTTTCCTGGTTATACTTTTTATAGGTATTTTCTCTGAGGTTTTTTCTTCTTAATACAAGCCATCTACTAGCTGCATTACTAAATAATTCATTTGTTGGCGACATGCTCACCCCCTTTTTTACCATTTTAGCGACACCATCTATATAAAGAAGGCAAGCATATCTTATTTTTGTTCAACAATACAAGCGTTTTCTACCTTGCAAATGACATCAAAATCAGGTTTATGCTTGGCATAAGTAGAACAGAACAGCCAAGTAGAACCAAAGATAAAGATTCCAAGAAAAATAGCAGCATATTCAACATCGCCATTTAAATTTAACATTAGTCAAAGAAAGCTAGGTCATCATCAGAAGTATTGGATTTTTTTTCTGCCTTTTTTTCATCAGGTTTCCATGTGTTTAATACAGAATAATGGTTGTCTTTATTTTCTTTTGCTTTCCTAATGTCAATATATATTACTTCTTTTGTAACTTCTTCTCCGTCTTTGTTTTCGTATGTTATCGTACTTATATTTTCACCCAATTTTTTTTGCTCTTTGAGAAAATCTATAAATTCTGGAATACAAATTCTTAATTTATCACTAATAAATGACTTTGCCTTTTCGTGTACTTTAAGAGGTTTGATGCAATTTACAAATATAAAATCAGATTTTTCTGTCATGGATTATCTCCCATTTTATTTCAGGTAAGGTTGGTTTAGGTGCGGATTTTGAAAATCGCGGTGGTTCTGTTTTTGTCTCTATGTATTCATTATAAATCTCTTTCAAGTATTCAAGCATAACTGTGACGTAATCTGGATCATAAGTAATCCGAAACACTCTTATATGTTCAGGTGTCCAATAGGTTAAGAAAGCCTCTGTGCAACCTGTCACTTCCATGTTGAATTGAACTTGAGCGTAGTAATGCGGAGGTACTTCATCAGGCACAACTCTTAAAAAAGGACATTTAAATTCAACCAAATTTCTACTTAACGTGAATCCGTCTGGTGTGCATCCAAAATAATTATATTTGGTGTGAACGTAAAATTCTTGGTCATCAAGAGTTTCTTCGCAAAATTCACCACAAGTATTTTCAAATGCATTTAAACAATCTTCCTCATGGTCATTCCCCCATTCGGTAGCCTCGTTGCCTTCAAATGTTTCTGTGCCAATGATTTGCCGGAAGGCTTTTTGCCTGGAGCAATGTTTATTGACTCCAAGCAAAGCACCAACGGCTGAACCTGTAATTCTTCCTTCTCGATTTTTACTCAGCATTGCGTTCTGCCTCTTTTTCATCTGCCTTTATTGCAATCTTACGTAAATCCTTCTTGATCTCCTGCGTAAAGCCATCTAATTTTTCACCCTTCAATTCATTATATTTATCTTTGAGTGAGGCATATCCTTGTTCAGCAGACAGCATTAACTCTTTAAGAACCTCTGGATTAATCGCCTTTTCGACAACAGCAGAGTCTCTTAAATCTTCTTTAAGGTATAAATCAATACCTAAACCTAGATAAGCAAGGCACTTAACTAGGCATCTTTGGTGTGCAGTATTGACTTGAAAACTGTTAGGATTTTGAATCGCTTTGTTTGCATAATTTAAAACAGGGAAAACTTCTGTAACTGTTTCATTGTCAGCAGACACAGATACTTTCACAAATGCCCATCCATTATGATCAAATGTATAAGGGAGTTCCGTACTGCCTATTTGAAAAAAATGTTTTTCAAATTTAACGCTAGAACAATTCTGGTGCATTAATATAAACGCACCTGCCCAACTGAGATAGTCTAACCCATTTTTTTTCTCTACATATTGTGACACGTTAATTGAACGTAATCGTTCAAATAATTTTTGTTTTTTTGTCGCCATTTTAAACCTCCATCGCTTGTTTAATTAGTGCATCTACCATCGCTTTAGCTTTGACACCAATCATTAATTCATCTTCATAATCGTTACCAACTATTTGTAGTATTTCAGTAACGTCAAATTCATTCCACACATCACCCCCAACTGGGTTGTATTTTGAATGATTGCCAGTTCGGAAATCCTCAAGAGTTTGTTCGTGTATTTCGTCTTGAGTGAGTTTTTTTGGTGGTCTGATAGGAGTAACATTATTTGTCATGGCTCACCTTCCTTACGTTGGTGACAATACCATCGGAACGCAGAATATCTACTCCAACTTTCTCTTTAATACGTTTAGCTAGTTCTTGCAGGTCTTTTTGAGGCCATGCAGAGACACGCTTAATTAACTCCCTACTTTCGTTCTGTACTAATTCTCCCTTCGGTTCATCAAATTCAGACAAAGTAAGCTGAGACATTTGTAACCTCCTAGTTCGTTACGTTAATGTATTATATTTCATACACTTATGCCTCTTTCCTAAAATAGTTTGCAATAGTCCTTTTTTCTGTTATTCTGTTTTTCCATGAAATGTTTTACATTAATTCATGGCATAATGCAAACAATAATTCATAGTTGCAAGTGGTCAAACACTTGCCCTCCTAGAAAAGGGCGGTCGAAAGACTGCCCTTCTTTTTAATATGGCAGGGGATTGGATCAAATTCGAGAATTGCACACCAGACAAGCCGGAGGTGTGGGCATTAGCGGAACGGCTAGAAATTGATCCAGATGCCGTCATCGGAAAACTACTCAGAGTATGGATTTGGTTCGACAGACAGACCGAAAATGGTAACGCTCCAAGCGTTACAAAATCGTTACTCGATAGTAACGTATGTTTGAAAGGGTTCTGTGATGCGATGATTTGGAGTGGTTGGATGGTCGAAAAGAACAACAACATTACACTAACAAATTTCGATAGACACAACGGCAGTACCGCTAAGAACCGCATTTTAACTGCAAAAAGGGTAAGTAACAGTCGAAATAAATGTAACGGAAATGTAACGATTGAAACGTTACCAAGAGAAGATAAGAGAAGAACTAAAGATAGTTCAAATTTTGATACCTTTTGGGATCGTTATCCTCGAAAAGAAAACAAGAAAAAATCTAAAATTGCATTCGAGAGGTTAAATAAAACAGACCAACAAAAAGCTATTGATGATATTAAAAATAGGTACGATGGCTGTGAAAAGAAATTTATACCTTTACCAACTACCTACATTAATGGTGCTAGATGGGAAGATGAAATGAACCAAAATGTTCATTCTGAATTAAACACATGGAAACCTGATAAATGGACATAGTTCATCCTTCTGACTATAAGAATTTCAAGCCACGATATGATCCTGGTAGAAATATTCGCAACACCAAAACTGTCAGCATCAAATCGAATGAAAGAAGATTACAAATTGATGATGGGGAACTCTTTTATTTACCTTTTGAAAAGACACATGCCACATTCAACTTTAGACCACAGGAGTTGACACTTTGGGCGGGCGAGACTAAGAGTATGAAGTCAATGTTGACAGGATTCTGTCTAATGTCATTGGCACTACAAAATCAGGTAGTCTCTATTGCATCATTTGAAATGCCTATCGAGGACACTTATGACAGGATGTGTTCAGCCTTTACCGGCACACAGGATTTCACTTCCAGACAGTCAACTGAATTTGCGGATTTACTCTTTAGAAAACTTTGGTTCTTAGAACACCAATCAACCATAGGCATCCGTGAGGTTGAAAGATTCATAGCATATTCTGCTGAAGTCTTGAATGCGAACCATGTAATGATTGACAGTCTGATGATGATTCATGTGGAACATGCAAAAGACAATAATTTAGTTCATAAAATTTACAAAGATTTTATTGTATCGCTAAAGAACCTAGCAAAAATGTACAACATTCAAGTTCACTTGGTTACGCATTTTAGAAAACCTGACCACAGAGCCAAGCCAACTAGATACGACATATTCGGTACAAGTTCTATCCCTAACATAGCCGATAACATTTTTATGGTTTCGAGGAATAGAGATAGTGATGCTGATGAACCTGATCTATACCTAAAGTTAGACAGTCAGAGAAAAGGTAAAGACGATATTACCTACGGCTTGTGGCTAGATACATCATTTCAGTTTCTACCAAGCTACAAAAGTATGCCTTTATCAGCAGAAGAATTTAAACGCGGAATGTTTTTGATATGAGGACAATTAATGTTAAACAACTCAAACCTTATGAGAAACAAAAACTCTGGAAAGAGATTAAACAAAAATCGCCAGACTTGGAAAGAGTTTTACTTGAATTTAAACAAGTTTTCTACACCGAAGAAAATTTACCCAATGGGGTCAGGTTAGAGAAAATAACATTTACATGAGGGTATTAATTGGCTGCGAATTTTCAGGCAGAGTAAGAGAAGCCTTTAAAAAAAAGGGGCATGATGCCTGGTCATGCGATTATTTGGAAACTGAGATAGAAGGTAATCATTTTAAGAGGAATGTTTTGAGTAACGATATTGTAAAACAACATTGGGATTTAGCGATATTTCATCCTGACTGTACATTTTTAACAGTAGCCGGAGCAAGGTGGATGAATATAACATGGAGAAAAGAGGCACAACTTATGTCATTACATTTTGTAAAAGCCTTATGGGAGTTACCCATTGATAAGATATGTATTGAAAATCCAATTTCAAGGTTATCTACTTTATGGCAAAAGCCTCATCAAATTATTCAACCTTACCAGTTCGGGCATCAGGCATTAAAGGCAACTTGTTTTTGGCTAAAGAATTTAGAACCATTACAAGCGACAAGCGATCTAAAACCGCCAAAGGATAAGCATGAAAGAAACAAGTGGGCAATTTGTCATAACGAAAGTCCGTCAATATATAGGTGGAAAAATAGGTCACGGACATTACATGGAATAGCTAATGCAATGGCTGAACAATGGGGGTGACCTATGCACTTTGATATTTACGAGTGGGATTTGATTGCAGATTTGTTGGAAAACAGAAAACACCAACTTGAGGGCAGAGATGAACCAACTGAGAAAAGAGATGCTAAAGCAGAACTTTATTTAATTGAATGTATCAGAGATAAAATGTCAAAAGCTAGAGAACAATCCAATGTACATAACAGATTTGATTAAATTTATTTTATTACTACCGATATTAATTATTATTTTTTTTATTGCATATATATTGACATGGTGTACACATGAAAGCAGACGTTGAAATGAATCACGAACAATGCGACAGGGCATTGAAAGAGTACCTATTAACGCTTGAGACAATTAATTTAAAAGGTTTCGTTTATTTGCCTAGAGTAAAAGGCTATAAATTAATTGATAGCACAGCCGAAAGGAGAGAAAATGTTAAGTAACATGCTTGTGCTTTGTATAGCTTTGCCCACTACCTATACAAAACCTATCAAGATTGATCTTGCAGAAATGTACACAGTAATTCAGAGTCAAGAAGAACTAAAAAACATTCAAAATGCTGTATGCGATATTCGATTGATTGACCATTGTAGTACAGAGTGGATGTGCGTTGAACCATATGAATCAAAATTAGCAATAACAAGACCAGATACACAATATTTTATTGCCAACACTCAAACAGGCACTATGGCTTACACGGTGAAAAGATGAAATGTCCTAAGTGTGGTTATGAATTACCAAAAGCTATTATGCGTAGTGGTCAGCAAAATAATCTTCAATGGTTGTGGGCAAAAGAGGCTGCTGAACAATTAAATGAATACTCAGTCGAAGAAGAACAACGACAATGCAAGTTTTTATATGGTTTACCAATACTAAAAAGAAAAGAAAAGTTTATCGAAAAGTGGAACAGAATAATAAGCCACGCAACACCAGAAGAAATGCTGTATGAGAATCAGGTTGAACTCATGGAGTTCATTCCTATTTCTTCTGTAATGACCAAAAGGGAATTTCAGGAATATTTAGACGAGTGTTATC